ATGGTGGAACGGTGACACCGACTGATGTATCTGTGACAAAAGCAAAACTTGCAGATGAAATAGATATCTTTGTAGGCACATCATTGAGTGCTGCTGACTTAGGAACTGGTATACACATTAAAACTGCTGATAGTGGTGTAAGTTCAGCAGGGGTTAATGGAGATGAATTAATTATTGAAGGTTCTGGACATGCAGGATTATCAATTTTTTCTGGCACAAGTAGCAATGGTGTTATTCACTTTGGTGACAGTGGAGCAAGTGCTGATGGTTATATTCTTTACGACCACTCAAATAGAAAACTAGATTTTGGTTCTGCAAGCGCTACTCAGTGGTCAATAGACTCATCAGGTAATTTACTACCAGCCGCAACTGACCATGGTATTTATCTTGGAGTTAGTTCAGCAACAGCAGCTAACTTACTTGATGATTACGAAGAGGGCACATGGACACCATCAAACTCTGATGTGACATTGAGTGTTACAAGTGCTACCTATGTAAAGGTTGGACATCTTTGTCATGTTCAAGCGTATGTTACTTTTCCATCAAATAGTAATGGTTCTGGAGCTCAAATAGAAGGGCTTCCTTTTACTGCGGGAGGAGGTTATGCTTATTTAACTGGTAGAGCAGAAGGTCAAAGTTCTCAAATTGTTATTCAAGTAAATAGTGGCACAACTGAAAGTGATGTTTATAACGAAGCAGACGCTGGTCTAGCAAACTCTGCTTTATCAGGATCATATTTTTTATTTAGTGGAACTTATGTTACAACATAATATTTAAAAGGAGAAAACAATGGCAATAACAAAAACAACAGAAATAGCAAGAATAGAAGTAGTTGGAGAGTATAAAATTGTACAAGTTGCTACCGATACTGTTATTAAAGAAGATGGTACAGAAATATCTCGTAGCAGACATAGACACAGTTTAACTTGTGGCTCACTTAATAATTCTGATGCTTTAGTTGATACTGACATTTCAGGTGAAGTTGCAGAAGTACAAGCAGTGGCAAACGCTGTGTGGACTGACGCTGTAAAAACTGCTTGGAAAAATAAACTAATAGCAGATAAAGGGTAAACTATGTTCAGTAGTCGCCCCTTTGCAGCAACAACGTTTGCCAGCACAGGCAACGACGAAACATTTGCACTCGTAACAGGCAACTCGTCAACTATATCTATAGGTGACGTTACCATTAGTGGTGTTGCCGAGCATCAAGTAACGGGCAACGCGGTTACAGGTGCTACAGGCTCTGTAACAGTAACAGCTGGAGCGGTTGTAACTGTAGATGGTAGCGGCGTAACAGCAAGTATCGGTGATACCACAATTACTGCAGCAGCTACTGTTTCTTTAACCGGTAATTCGGTAACTGTCTCTGCAGGCACAGGTAACTATAAAGCTGGTTCAATTAATAGTAGTGGAACCAACACTATTACACCAAGCTCTGGAACAGTCACAATTACAGCGGATTGTGTGGTAGAACCTACTGGCAGCTCAATTACAATAACAACAACTAGCGCTGGTGTTGTCACTTGGAATGATATAAACTTGAACGCTAGCCAAACATGGACAAACGTAGCAGCATAGGATATAAATAATTATGGCATCATCATTTTCTACATCACTAAAACTTGAAAAAATGACCACCGGTGAGAAGGCCGGTTTATGGGGTACAACTACAAATACCAACCTTGACATGGTCGAACAAGCTGTTGGTGGTTATGTTGAGCTTAGTTTAGCATCAGGCAATCAAACACCAGCAATTAGTGACGGTGCAACATCTGATGGTCGTAACAAAGTTATTAAGCTTACAGGAACGATGACAGCTAATAGAAGTTTAATATTCCCGGATTCTTGTGAAAAAACATATCTTGTAATTGATGGTACAACTAGAAGCACGAACCATTACACAATAACAGTTAAGACAAGTTCAGGTACAGGTGTAACTATGCCTGTTGGATCTACAATGCTCGTGATTGTAGATGGTACGAATGTTATAACAGGTATTACACAAAAAGGTTATATAACCACAACTAACGCATATACAGCTGTAAACGGTGATCAAGTTATTGTTGATACTAGTTCTGCAGCGGTAACCGTTACACTACCGGCAAGTCCTGCTGTTGGTAATGAAGTGCATTTTTTAGACGGCAAACTTAGTTTCAACTCCAACAATTTGACTATTGGTAGAAACAGTCAACCTATACAAGGTAGTGCTAGTGATTTAACTGTTAGCACAAACGGACAAAGTTTTACACTAGTCTATGCAAATTCAACAAAAGGTTGGGTAAAGAAGCATTTTGCTGGAACGTAAGAGGTTTACATGGCCCTTATTGAACTACAAATACAACCAGGTATAGATAAACAAAACACAACCAAAGGTGCAGAGAACCGTTGGATTGATAGTGATAATATTCGTTTTAGATATGGATTACCAGAAAAGGTTGGTGGTTGGTCATCACTTGTAAACGAAAGTATAGTCGGTGTGGTTAGAACTCAACACCCTTTCTTAGATATTTCAGGTAACAGATATGTTGCATTAGGCACAGATAAATTTTTACTCTTATATTTTGAAGGTCAGTTGTATGACATATCACCTTTTGATTCATCAAGACAACAAACAAGCTGCACACTTGCAACAACAGACGACTCAACATCAGTCACAGTAACAACAGGCTCAGCTCATGGTTTAGCTGCTGAAGATATTATTTTGCTTGACTCAGTAACCTTGCCTAGTGGAACGGGGCTTAGTGCATCAAACTTTGAAGATAAAACATTTATGGTTGTAACTGTTCCAAGTGCAACCACGTTTACAATTACATCAACCGCTGCTGCAGGAGCAACTGTGTCAACAGGTGGTTCTACGACTGTAGAGTTTTTTACAAAGGTTGGTCCACAAAAACAAACGTACGGATACGGTTGGGGTGTTGGGCCTTGGGGCGGAACAGTATCAACAGCTGCAACTTCAACAATAAACGAAGGTGCAGAATTTGCAAATAATGACACTACTTTAACTTTAACTAGTGGCACTGCCTTTCCAAGCTCTGGCACGATAGCTATAGGCACAGAACTGATTACATATACAGGTAAATCTACTAATAACTTAACGGGTCTTACAAGGGGTGCTCTTGGAACATCGGCTGCAGCTCATGCTGATGGTGCAACCGTAACGGATGCATCAGACTTTAGTGGTTGGGGTACAGCATTGCCTGCAAACCAAACAACACTAGAACCAGGCTTATGGTCACTAGATAACTTTGGTGAAGTGTTGGTTGCAACAATTGCAAACGGTGAAACATTTACCTGGAATCCATCTGCAGCAAGCAGATTAAGTGTTAGAGCTTCAAAAAGCACAACTAACTTTTCTACAAGCAATAACCCAACGGCATCGCGTATTACACTTATATCACCTACAACTAGACACTTAATACACTTTGGCACTGAAACAACTATAGGAACTACGTCAACACAAGACGACATGTTTATTAGGTTCTCTGTGCAAGAAGACATAAATACATTTACACCAACTTCTACAAACACAGCAGGTACATTAAGACTACAAGACGGCACAAAAATTATGGGAGCACTAAAAGCAAAAGAAAGTATCTTAGTGTTTACAGACAATGCCTTGTATACAATGAAATATATAGGATCACCTTTTTACTTTGGTGTAGAACAAGTGGGCACTAACTGTGGCTTGATAGGACGTAACGCTGCTGTTGAGGTTGATGGTATTGCATACTGGATGAGCACAAAAGGTTTCTTGCTGTATGATGGTACAGTTAAAACATTACCTTGCGCAGTAGAAGACGAAGTGTTTGACAACTTAGATAAAACCAAAGGACAACAAGTTTCAGCAGGTCTTAATAATTTATTTTCTGAAATAGTTTGGTGGTATCCAGCTGATAGTGATTTTAACAACAAGGGTGTGTCTTACAATTACGCAGAGTCTGCAAACGTGCCGGGCGGTGTTTGGGCTTTGTCTACAGAATCAAGATCATCTTGGATGGATGCAAAGATATATGAAAGACCTTATGCTACCAAGTTTAATACAAGCGGCACAGGGACTTTTCCTGTAGTGCAAGGGCAAGTTGGTTTGGGACAAACTAAATATTTTCAACATGAGATAGGCACAGACCAAGTAAACGAAGACGGAACTGTTACAACAGTAACATCAAACATAAAATCATATGATTATGATCTACAGGCACAAGGTGGACCTGGTGAAAAGTTTGTATCCGTAAGCAGATTTATACCTGACTTTAAAAACTTAAACGGCAATGCCAACGTAACGTTATCTGTAAAAAGATTTCCGTCACAAACAGAAACATCGTCTACAAACAGTCCTTTTACAATTACGTCAGCTACCACTAAAAAAGATACAAGAGCTAGGGGTAGATATGTTAGTGTACAAATAGCCAACACTGCAGCTAATGAGTCATGGAGATACGGAACTTTGATGCTGGATGTAAAACCAGATGGAGGTAGATAATGTCAAGAATACTAGTTAGATTACCAGAACCAAAAGACGATTACGAAGTCAGTACACAAAGACAAATTAACAGAGCTGTTACAGGTGTGGTTGATCAATTAAACACAACATACCAACAAGTGTTGAAAGACGAACAAGAGCAGGAGGCATTCTTTTTTTCATAATGACAAATAGTTTTAAAAATTCAAAGGTAGATCTTACAACCACAAACGATACAGTTCTATACACTGTGCCTGCAGAAAGCACAGCTATTGTAAAATCAATCTTGGTGTCAAATGATGATGCCAGTAATGCGTGTGAAATAACAGTTACTC